ATAGTTGCTGAAGCGCTCAACCAATGCGTGTATGACGGGGATTTGGATACTGCCAAAGCATTAGCGAAAGCGTATTTGGCATGAACTGGGGCGCACACAAGGCTGATGTGCGCATAGCAACCAACAACGCACGCAAGATCCAAGCGGCACTGCGACAAGGCATTGACGCCAAGCGCGTTATTGCTGCTTATCGCAAGACTCAGCCAAACACGTCCAAAAACCCTACTGCTGACCGAGCCAGAGCCAGAGCGTGGGCAATGCTCAACATGAGAATTAACAATGAGCCTTTGCTGGAGATCCTGCAAAAGACTTGGGCAGACGGTTTTGTGTTGGGACAGGCGTATGGCGATGAACAAATAGCCAGAGCGCGTGAGGCTAAGAAGGCTGGCTCATCAGATTACATAGATTGGGATCACTGGAAGCCAGGCGACGCTGCAACGGCGACACTATTGCGACCACCCAAAGCATTTCAAGAGTTATTAGGCAGAGCGCGAGTCACAATCAAAGATCTTGACCAGACAGGCTACGACAGAGTAGGCACTGCGCTGGCTGACAGCATTGAACAAGGGCTATCCGACACCCGCGCAGCAAAACTAATCAATGACGCGATTGGCAACCCTGCGCGAGCGCTATCTATTGCTATCACCGAGACCAACCGAGCCATGTCTCAGGGTGCAATTAGCCGATACCAAGCAGCCAAACTGGAACAAATGGAGTGGGCAACATCAGATCCTTGCCCAACGTGCGCGATGAACAGCAGTCAGGTAATCAACATTGGTGGCACATTCAATTCAGGCGCCAACATGCCACCTGCTCACCCGCATTGTCGTTGTGCGATCCTGCCTGTTATTCCTGAGTTTGAGCCAAACGCGAACGGCGTGGTGGACATTGCGCCAACAACAAGCAACTCAATGCCTTACGACTGGAACCCAGCATTGAAGCAAGGCGCATTTCAATTTGATCCTGAAGAATTTGCAAAAGCAAACAAAGCATTACCGCAAATTGCTCAATCTGAAGTTAAAATACGAGCAGGGGAGACTGCTTTACAATCCATTATTGCTGACGGCAGGATAAAAACAGCGCATGAGGTAGAAAAGAATTTTGGCGGTTATTCACCTATTGACTCAACTTACAGAAATTTAAGAACAAAGTTAGAAAATCAAACGTGGGGAATTCCTGAGAATGCAGTGCAACCTATTTACGGTTACATTGACACGCCAGGGTTTATCAACAAACCTGACGTAAAAGCCTACGGAAATGTAAGTATTGTTCTTAAAGACAAAATCAAAAACAGGGTCACTTTCACCGTGGGTGACTCACTCAACAACAAACTTGTCCCAGTTCAGATTACAAAGGCTGCTAAAAACGACATTACCAACAAAGAACTTTCCAGCGCGGTTCAACGCCAAGGCGAATGGAACCCTCAAAAAGCCGAGTATTTGGAGGCTCAAATTCACGGCGGAGTGTCGGTGCACGACATTGAACGTGTTGAATTTGTAGGATTTAAACCTTCGCAAAAAACCATTGACGATTTACAAAAATTACAGATTGAGGTGAAATTTGAATAAAATCACTATAAAAAATCCCGATACGGGCAAAGTTCAAACAATCAGCCAAACAGAGTTTAACCAATTCATGTCTATGACAAATGGGCAAGTTTTGCAATGGGTGGTATCTGACAAACAACTCTCGCAAAAGTCAAAACCTGCTAAAGTTACGAAGAGCCTTGAAGAAGCCTTGGCTGACGTCAAGTTAGAATGGATTGAGGAATAACATGGCATTACGACACATCAACAACCAAGTGCAAACCACGGCAACTTTGATCGCTGAATTACCAGTGAGCATGGGACGCAACATTGCTGTTCAGATCTACAACAATCATTCCTCTCCAATTTACATTGGTGACACAACAATCACCACATCAGGTGCAACTATTGGACGACCAATGCCAGCAACAAGTTCATTTCAACTTTGGCTCAACGGCGGGGACAAGATCTACGCAATTTCAGCGGCACAAACTGCTGCTGGCGCTTGCATTGTGACGTTTTCTGCTTAATCATGCCTTACCACATTGGCGAGCAAGGTAGTTACGGTTGCAAGGGCTATCCTGTTGTAAAAGACAGCGACGGCACAGTTATGGGTTGCCATGACTCAAAAGAGTCAGCCAAAAAACAGTTAGCAGCGTTGTACGTCAATGAACCTGAAGCAAACAAGGCAGCAAGTTTTGTCCCACCAGCAGAAGTGCGATCTAACGCCAAGCGTGGATTAGAACTCAGGGACAAATACAACCGTGGTGGCACTGAGGTAGGAGTTGCGCGAGCGCGTGACCTGTCTAACGGTTCAGGGCTATCATTTGACACAATCAAACGCATGAATTCATTTTTTGCGCGTCACGAAGTGGACAAGCAAGGTGAAGGCTGGGGCAAAGACAGCGCAGGTTACATAGCATGGTTGCTATGGGGCGGGGACGCTGGTTGGGCTTGGGCAAAGAGAATTATCAGAGAAAATGAAAACAAGGAGAAATCATCAATGTCTAATCTAACAACAGCGTTTTTTGGAATTGAAAAGTCTGAGCGCAACGCAGACGGCACAATGACGGTTTACGGCAAAGCGACCGACGACAGCATCGACATTGACCAGCAGATCTGTGACGGTGATTGGTTAGACCGCGCAATGCCTCACTGGTTCAAAACAGGCGGCAACATTAGAGAGCAACACAGCAACATTGCAGCAGGCGTAGCAACAGATTACGAAGCCAAGGCTGACGGTCATTACATTTCTGCACTTGTTGTAGATCCAGTCTCAGTCAAGAAGGTAGAAGCAGGCGTACTCAAAGGGTTCAGCATTGGTATCAAGAACCCGCGCGTAACACGCGATAAGTCAGCCATGAACGGGCGCATTGTGGACGGACAAATCGTTGAGGTAAGCCTTGTGGATCGTCCAGCCAACCCTAACTGCCAGTTGGTATTGGCTAAGTCAGCGTCAGGCGACGAAACAGTGGTACAGGTTGAGGATCTAATTGAGAAAGAGGACAAGAAGCCCGATTATGAGAACATGCTGCCTGGTGGCGAGCGCTCAGAGCCTGCCGATAAGGATCTATACAACCGAGTAAAGGCTGAAGCCAAAGAAAAGTTTGACGTGTACCCAAGCGCAGTCGCCAATTCATGGGTAGTGAACGAATACAAAAAACGTGGCGGAAAATACAAAGCAAAGACCAAAAAATCATTACAATTTGAGGACACAAACACAGGAGACGACTCAATGGCAACAGAAACTATCTCAGTACCGAAGTCCATTGTGGGCGACATTTTGAAGTTTGACAAAGTGCAATTTGAAGCAGCACGCGACGCGCTCGCAAACCTAGTTCAAATTGAAGCAGGAGAAATGAAAGAAGGCGGCAATGAGATCCAGTCAATTAGCCACCTACTAGAAGCAATTGCTCACCTACACGCTTGGTATGAAGGTGAAGAAGCAGAAGGTGAAGTCAGTGCAGCAGATCAGGCAGAATTGGAGCCAGAAGAAATGACAGAAGAAAAATCAGCAGACAAAGGTTCTCACATCAAATCAACAGTTGGTTGTGACTGCGCTGGTTGCACAAAGTGTGGCAAGGCTGGCGGTTGCAAGGGCGCAATGTGCAAAATGCATGATGGCGAGTCAATGACAAAGACAAACGCAACTGAAGACAGTGCAGCAACAGGCGCTGAGGATCTTATTGTTGAAGAAAAGTCAGCCAACATGGATAAGTGCTTGGAATGTGGTTGCCACAAGCCTGAAGAAACACACGGGCGTGTAGATGTCACAACAGCCGACATGGTTGCACCGAATGAAACACCTAAGTCTGCTGAAGCAGATGAAGAAGTGACTGAAGAAGTCACACCAGATAATTCCACTGAAGATAATTCAGTGGATCTTAATGCCATAGTAGAGCAAGTGGTAGAGAGCGCAACGAAAGCACTCAAATCAGAGATTGCTTCACTTGTTGCTGCAAAAGAGGCAGCACAGGAGAAAGCAGTGGGGTTGGAGACTGAGTTAGCACAAGCCAAATCTCTCGCAGTGGCGGGTGGTCCAAAGCGCACAGCACGTCCATTAGGTGGAACATCTAATGACCTTGTGCTCAAAGCGGCAACCTACAAAGCGAAAGCAAATGCAGCAACAGACCCAGATCTTGCAAAGGGTTACAAGGCATTAGCAGATAAGTATTACGCTGAAGCCACAGAAACCCTAAACAAGTAACCAACCTAATCGAAAGGAACCACAACTATGGCTGAAATGCCACGCGCTAAAGATCTGTTTGACGGATCTAGCCCTGTTGAGGCTGCTGAACGTATGGATCAATACACTTCTGAACTTAGCAAGTCATTGAGCAATGCTTCATCAGTTCCAGGACAAGCACCAGCACCAGACGCTACTTCACAGTTGGAAGCACTTGCAGCAAGCAAGTCACTCTCACCTGACGCAGCAGCAGGACTTCAGAATGCATTAGCAGCACAGCGTCTTGCTATGCAGGACATTCAAAAGGACATCACACTTACATCTCCACTTTCAACATCTTTCGCAGCGTTCGACTTGGAAGCACCTTCAAAGTTGCTTACACCACGTCCAACACCTTTGCGTAACCGTATTCCACGTAAGAAGGGCGTAGGCACATCACACCGTGTCAAGCGTATTCTTGGATACACAGGTACAGGAACTGGTGGAGTTGGAAACACATGGCCAGGAATTACTGAAAGCACAACAACTGCTTTTGGTTCAATCAACTTTGAGCGTGGTCCAAAGATTGCGTACTCAGCAGATGATTTGATCCTGCCTTACAACTCATACTCACTATCTG